AAAACGAATGTTGATGCCATTAAGCAGAGTATTAAGACATTGGTGCTTCTTAATCATTATGAGAAGCCTTTCCATCCTGATATTGGGTGTGATATATACAAGAGTCTTTTTGAGCCGTTTGAGGGTGCTTTTACTGAAACAATGATACGTAATCATGTTGAGCATGTTATTAACAATTACGAGCCAAGAGCACAGCTTGAGAGGGTTGAGGTTGATGTGAGTGAGGATAATAACTTTTTTGGGATAACTATCTTTTTTATTCCAATTGGGGAAGTGTCAGCTACGAGTGTTGATATATTCCTTCGCATATTAAGATAAGGAGAAACGGATATGCCAGCAAGTATAGTTAAGAGTATTGCCGATAAGAGCGGTAAGAGTGTTGATGAAGTTGAGAGATTATGGGGAGAAGCGAAAGCTAAAGCTAAAGAAGAAGGCAAGAGTGAAGATGGTGATGATTTCTATCCTTATGTTGTTGGCATACTGAAAAGAATGGCAGGGATTAAGGAAAGTGTTCTTCTTGGTTTTAAATGTTATTCTTCAGGAATAAATACTAAGAAATAACAAAGGGTAAATATAAATGGCAACAAATACAAGCAAGTTAAATGTAACAGAACTGGATTTTGATTACATTAAACAGGAGTTGATTACATATCTTAAATCCCAGACAGAGTTTAGTGATTATAACTTTGAAGGATCTGCTCTGAATGTCCTTATGGATATATTGGCTTATAATACTCATATGAACTCTTTTATGGCTAATATGATGGCTAACGAGATGTTTCTTGATAGCTCTGGTATTAGGCAGAGTACAGTGAGTAAGGCAAAGGAAATTGGGTATACTCCTCGCAGTGTTCGCAGTTCTAAAGCTCTTGTTGATATCGAGATCAGAAATGTGTTGTCTGGTGTTCCTTCTATTACAATGAATGCCGGGACAATATTTGATACTCCTTACAAATATACCTTTGCTACTAAGGAAGAATATTCTTTGACTCCTGTTACTGGTGAAGTTACCACATATCGAGTACAGGATGTTGAATTGTATGATGGAAACTATAATGAGTTCAATTATACTGTTGATCTTGATGATGACGATCAGCGATTTATTATTCCTTCTGTGAATGTTGATATGAGCACATTACGTGTATTTGTTCGTCCTGATGAAGAGAGCACAGAGATAGCTGAATACTTCCTTAATGATGATATCAATCTTCTTACACCTGAGAGTCTTGTATTCTTTACACACGAGACACCAGAAGGATATTATGAGGTAACATTTGGTGATGGTATCCTTGGTAAGAATGTTATCAATGGCAATTATGTTACACTCACATATATTATTGCTGCTGGAAAAGAGGATGCCAATTACATTTCTGCATTTACACCTCTTGTTACAATAAGCGGGTATGGTTCATATTATGTGACTGTTGTTGAGCCTTCATATGGTGGTGCTGAGAAAGAGAGCATTAAAGATATCAAATTCCTTGCGCCAAGAATGTTTCAGACACAAGGAAGGGCTGTTACCACATCTGATTATGAGACATTTCTTATGCATGAATACCCTTGGATTGATACAATCAACTCATGGGGAGGGGAATATAACAATCCTCCTATATATGGGAAGGTGTTCTTTGCAATCAAACCAATGCATACTGAGTTCTTGAGCAACAAATTGAAAGAAGAAGTTAAGGAATTGCTTATTAAGAAATATAATGTTGTAACTATTGTACCTGAGATTATTGATCCTGATTATATTTACATTAATGTAACATCTAATCCTTATTACATTCGTTCTCAGACAACTCTTGATAAAACATATCTTGCTTCATTGGTAAGCAATACAATTTACCAATACTTTGCTGATACAACCGAGAAATTCAAAATGGATTTCAGGTTCTCACCAATGACAACTGCTATTGATGCAACAGATAAGAGTATCGATTCATCATTGAATAGTATTGTTATGCAGAAAAGGATTTATCCGACTGTAAATACATCACAGACATTTGAGATTAAATTCAATAATGCAATTAAGCCGGGAACAATTGAAACCACATATTTTGATGTACAAGATACTGTAAGAACTGGTGTGTTGTATAATTCCGTTATTAAGGATAATGGAAGTGGTAAGCTCATTTCTTATCATGTGACTAATGGGAATGTGTTGACATCTGATGTTGGTACTGTTGATTACACCACTGGTGATATATCAATTACTGTTTTTCCTTACAGCTTACCAAATGATACTCTTGATATCAGAATATATGCAACACCTGTGAGCAATAATGTCATATCAGGGTATAATCAGATTATTGTTCCTGATGATAGTGCAATTAATCCTGATTTGAATAGAAAACAAGGTGTCACTGTTACCATGAGCGTAGTAGACACAGAAAAAGGATAATAAAACAAAAATGTTAGACTCAAAGAAATATATATCCACACAGATCCTTGATGATATTCCTCAGTTCATTCGAATGGAATATCCAAATTTTGTGGCGTTTCTTGTTAAATATTGTGAATGGATGGAGGAAGAGGGTAAACCTTATCATTTCATTGCTAATGCTCTTAACTATTCTGATGTTGATAGAACAGATCTTGCATTGCTTGAGGTGTTTGGAAGGAACTTTCTTTCACCTTTACCTGATGTGATATATGATCAGAACAATATAGCAACTCTTGTTAAGAACATTGTACAATATTATAGTGCTCGTGGTGCTGAGAAATCATTTCAATTCCTCTTTCGTTTGTTTGAATTGAAAACTGACACATCAACAGAGTTTGATTTCTATTATCCTTCATATGATATGCTTCGAGTATCAGATGGTAAATGGGTAAATGAAAAAAGCGTGAAGATTATCGATCCTCCTGATGATTTTAATACATGGGAAGGTGGTCTGCTTGTTGGTGAAACTTCAGGAGCGAAAGCTATTATTGATGAAGTAAAGACATATACAACTGGCACAAATACAAATGTTGGTGAAATATTCCTCCTTGAGTTTGATGTTGTTCATACACCTGAGAAATTTGTGTGTGGTGAAACTATTACAGTAACCAAAATGGATGGCACAAATGATTCATCCAGCACAGAAAAGGTATTCTATGGTGTTAATATAACCAATCCGGGTAAGTTCTACGATTATAATCAGCGTGTGAGCATCATAAGCACCAATGGTGAAGAAGCTCGTGCTGTTGTTGATTATGTGGGCAAAGGGGTTGTAAATCAATTTACAATCGTTAATGGTGGTATAAATTATGCTGTTGGTGAAAGGGTTTATACTGGTGGTGCTGGTTTTGGTTCCGGGGCATATGGTACAATCACTGCTGTTGATGGTGTTGGTTCTATTACTGCAATCAAAATGATATTCCAAGGGCATGATTACAGATATTCAAAAGAAGTTTTAGTTGATACTGTGAATGGTTCTGATGCTATTATCATGATCGATTCAGATGATATTGGTGCTATTCAAACAGTAGAAATCAGAGATTTTGGTATTGGTTATGAATTAGCTGATACTACCCTTGTATTCAACACAATGATGAGAGTATATGATGAATTCATTGATATGGAAATAGGGGAAAGAATAACCGGGCAATCATCAGGTGCAATTGGTATTATTGAATACTGGAGCAAAGAAACAAATGTTATGTCAGTATATGTTGAGTCAGGCATATTTGAAGCTGACGAACAAATAGTTGGTGAACGTTATGGTGGAACTGCTGAAATATATGATGTGTCAATTGCTGAAGGAGAATTGATAGAAGGATGTGTTTGCAATTATAAAGGACGTTACATCAATCAGGATGGACACATTTCTTCCTTAAAATATATTCAAGACTCTTATTTTTATCAGATGTTCTCTTATATGATCAAGACTGATAAAGATAAAAGCGAATGGGTTGATTATGTTAAGCATGTACATCCAGCAGGAACAATCGGTTTCTCTTACCGGGACATCATGAACACATACTTCATGGAATCATATGGTGGTTTCATCGGTCCCCAAATTGATACAACTGAATTCTATAAATTCAGATGGGTTCCTACACAATATGATACTGGTGCTCTTTCTGATTATTCAAATACACAAATAATTCAGTATGCTGATATTGTAATAGATGATGTAGCCAACATAAATAATAATATATTAAACAAGACCGGATACTTGTTCGGATCTGAAATAACCATATCATAACGGGAAGATAATGAGCGCAAATAGAACGGTAAAAGCAAGAATATATTCAGCAAAAGAATATATCAAAACAAATTTCGATCCAACAAATGAAGGTAATTATTGTTACTTTTATATTGGAAGATCATTGCCTTGGGATGATGAATATTCCCCTGATATAGCTCTTCCTTCTGATTATCAATTAACTCAGCACAGAATTCAAAGAATTTATATGAAACAAATAGTAACAGATGATTGTTCTATTGGTGTCAAGAGATTTAATTGGGAGTCTGGTGTTATATATACTCGTGCTGATTATAATGTTGATTTCACTGATTACAGAAATTGGGAAGGTGCTGAACAGCCATTCTATGTAATGAATTCAGAAGGAAATATTTATAAATGCATCTCAAATAACTTTGGTGGTGCATCAACTGTTGAACCTACTGGTCAATCACTCGATTACATTTATCTTGGTGATGGTTATATCTGGAAATTTATGTTGTCACTCACAACTGAGATATCAGATGCATTCCTTACTGATACATGGATTCCAATTCCATATGAAGATGCAAAGAAAGCATTTGTTCAAACACAAGTTGAAGGTGCGGCTGTTGACGGAGATATCATTTACATTCATGTTGATGATGGGGGAACTGGTTATACATCTCCTCCTACTATTCTCATTCGAGGAAACGGTACTGGTGCAGTAGCAACAGCTATTATGAGTGGGGAAACAATAGCAGATATCCAAGTAACCAATGCAGGATCAGGATATACCATTGCTGATGTTGAAATATATGGAAACGGTACTGGTGCAGTAGCAACAGCAATGATTTCCCCTTATGGTGGTCATGGTTCTAATGCTGCTGATGAGTTGGGAGCATTTTATGTTCTCACTAATATGGAATTAATCGGTGATGAGGATGGTTTTGCTCCCACATCAGGAACATACAGAAATGTTGGTGTAATTAAGAATCCGTTACTTACTGACACAAATCCAATAACAGATGCAAAGATTAACACACTTTCTGATATAAATATAATAGACTGTTCAGGTACTTATCTCGCTGGTGAATTAGTTATTGGGCAAAACTCAAGAGCTATGGGAAGAGTTTATTACGATCCAACTGGTGAGACAAAAACAATTCAATTATATATGGTATTCGGCACATTCACAGATGGTGAGAATATATATGGTCAAGATACAGGCATAGTTGGCACATTTGTTGAGGCTGGAAGCACATATACAACCGTGGATATAACAGCCGGGGAATTATTATATATTGAAAATATAATCTTCATTACCAGAAGAGAAATTCAAACAGAAAGATTCGTATTTTCTTTGGAATTTTAATATTGGTATAAATAATGGTAAATATAAAATAGAAAGGTAAAAATAAATGCTTAATTTCAACGTTGCTCCTTACTTTGATGACTTTGATGCAGATAAGAAATTCTATCGAGTTCTGTACAGACCATCATATGCTGTTCAAGGAAGAGAGTTAACACAAACTCAATCCATCCTTCAAGAGCAAATTCGCAAATTCGGTAATCATATCTTCGAGAATGGAGCTATGGTTATTCCGGGTCAAATCACACTTGATAAAGAAGTTTCTTATCAAAAGATGGAGCTTACTTACGGTGATCCTCCTGATGATGTTGAAGTTGATCCTGCTAACTTCCTTGGATATACCATTATTGGTGCATCTTCCGGTGTTGAAGCTGATATTATTAACGTTGCTGCTGCTGATGGCACCGATCCTCTTACATTCTTTGTTAAATTCAAAAACTCAGGTAATAATAATGTATCTGTTGGCTTTTGGGATGGCGAAGAAGTATATCGCAAAGATGACAATCAAATAAGGGCAACCGTCCAAGGTACTCTCAATATTGTAACTCCTACATATGATTACAGTGGTAAATGTGCTATCACATCTATCGGTGCTGGTGTGTATTATTTCAATGGTATGTTCATTGATAATGATGCGCAATCAATTGTTGTGAGTAAATATGATCAGTATCCTACCCTTAAGGTTGGTTTACGCATATACGAATCTGTTATTACTCCTGAAGAGGATCTTTCCCTTACAGATAATGCGCAAGGTTCACCAAACTATGCTGCTCCCGGTGCTCACAGATATAAAATTGATCTCAAACTCGAATCATTGGATTATGACGGTGATACATCTGATGACTTTATTATTCTTCAATACATTAAGAATGGTAATGTTGTAAAAGAGATTCGTACATCTGAATATTCAGAGTTGGAAAAAACATTTGCACGTAGAACATATGATGAGTCTGGTAATTACACAGTAAGACCATTCTCAATTCTTATGAAAGAACATTTACGTGATGAAACTGATGAAGCATTCAAAGAAGGTGTTTTCTTTGCCGCTAATGGTGGTGATGAAACCAAATTGATTGCAGAAATGGGTAAAGGAAAGGCTTATGTTCGTGGTTTTGAAATTGATAAGATCTCAACATCAGCGGTTCCTCTTAATAAAGCAAGAGATTATGCTGTTGCTAACAATAGTGTTACCAACTTCTCTCTTGGAAATTATATAAAGGTGACAAATGTATTTAATATACCACAAATTGATGTGTTTGGAGAAGTTCAGTTATTTGATACAGTATCTTCCGGGGGTAATTTCGCTGGTACTCAGTTAGGTACTGCAAAAGTAAGAGCTATCAAACGTTTTGGTGAAGATGCATATCTTTACCTGTTCGATATTTCCATGTTCTCAGGATACAGTTTTGAGAATGTATTATGGATTTACGATTCAAATCCTGCTGGTAGTCAAAACTTTACTGCTGAAGTATTGCAAGAGGATGGTGTAACCATTCTTTACAAGACTGCAAACAATAAACTTCTGTTCCCATTACCTTCAAATGTTGTTAAAACATTGTCTGTTGGTGGTGCTGGTATTGATACCAACTATCAAGCAACAAGAGCGATATTTAATGCTGGTGTTGTGAGCAATACTGTAACACTCGTTGCACAGGATAATGAGGTATTTCAACAAGATACTACCAAGTATTATGTAACTGATACCACAACTGGATATGAAGTGAGTGGTCTTAGCTTTAATTTCACTGGTTCACCTACTGGTAAAGTGCTTGAAATCACTGCATCTCCATCACTTACATCACCTGTTAATATCCTTGCTCCTGTTGTCAAGTCAATTGCTACTCAGAAAACAAAGAATCTTGTTGAGAATGCAACACTTGCTATTGCTTCTCCAAATAAGAAACAAGGATTATATGACAACCTCAACAAAGCTGATGTTGTACGGGTGAAGTCTGTTCATATGTCAAATAACTTTTCTACTCCTGCAACAACAGGTGATACCGACATCAGAAGCCGTTATCAAATGGATACAGGCTGTAGAGACAATTATTATGACATAGGTAGTATCATCCTCAAGAACGGACAAAACGCTCCTACAGGTCAAATTTTGGTTGTTTTCGACTATTTTACACATACCGATGGGGATTACTTCTCTGTTGATTCATATGTTGATATCGATTTCGATGAAATTCCTGTTTACACTGCTCAGACTGGTGAAGATTTCCCTCTTGCAGACTGCTTTGATTTCAGACCAAGAAAATCTGATAATGGTGTTGGGTTTGCTGGTACTGGTGCGTCCATTGGTGAGCTTCCAGAAGTATTCACAGATATTACATCTGACTATGAATATTATCTGAACAGAATCGACTACTTATATCTCGATTATACTGGTGAATTCCGTATTGCCAATGGTATTCCTGCCGTTTATCCGAAACCACCAGAGAAGCCTGAAGAAGCAATGATTTGCTATGAGCTTTACATTCCTGCTTATACATTCAAGCCGGGGGATGTAAGCCCTTCATACGTTGATAATAAACGTTACACAATGAAAGATATTGGTGATCTTGATAGAAGACTCGGTAACGTTGAATATTACACACTGATGAGCATTTTAGAACGTGAAACAGCATCTATGGAAATCCTTGATGAGAACGGTCTTAATCGTTTCAAAAATGGTTTCATTGTTGATCCGTTTGATTCTCATTTAGTTGGTGAATCAACTCACACAGATTACAACTGCTCTATCGATCCTGATAACAGATTGATGCGTCCTAAGTTCTCTGATGAGAATATTGGTTTGGTGTATGATGCTGCTAATTCCGTTAATGTTCAACGTACTGGTGGAATTATAACACTTCCTTACACAACAACCACCATCAATAAACAGGTTCAAGCATCAAAATATGAGAATATTAACCCATTTGCTTTCCGTAACATCTTTGGTGAATTGAAATTCAATCCTGACTCTGATGTATGGCAAGATAAAGAGAAGTCTCCGACACTCGTTGTTAATAACTCAGCAAACTATGAAGCATTGAAATATATTGCTGATAACGTTGGTGATCTGAATGGTGTTGAATGGGGTCGTTGGCAAAATGTTGGTGGTAAGAAGAATGTTAAAAGCTCTTCTTCAACAAGCAAATCTTCTTCAACTGTAAGTAGAAAATCAACTGGTATTTCTCATGATGAAGGATGGTTACAAACAACTCATACATCTGTAACAACAAACACCACTACTTGGCAGCAAAATCAAACCAGAAGTGGTATTGCTCAGACTCATAAGGATTCAAACGTTGTTTCTGAAAGCCTTGGTGATAGAATTACTGAAGTAAACTATATCCCATATATGAGATCCATCCCTGTTGTTATTAAAACAGAGCAGATGAAGAAGAAAACAAAGGTATATCCTTTCTTCGATAATATCTCAATGAGTGCTCAGTGTGATCCACCATCAACATATGAATATTGTACTCCTGCAAGCAGGTTGACATGTTCATCTATCAGTGGTGAATTTTATACTGCGAATTATAATGAAGAAAAGATTACTGGTGCTATTTCTGGTGCTACTGCTACTGTTATGTTCCAGACTCCTGAATATCTTTCCGTTCTTAATGTGAATGGTACATTTGATGTTGGGGAATCTGTAATCGGTAGTGAATCAGGTGCTTCTGCTATTATTTCTGCTCTTGATATTAAAGTATTGGGTGATCCTATTATCACTGGTGATTATGGTGAATGTGCTATCATTTGGAATATTCCTAATGATGATGCTCTTACTTTCCAAACAGGTGAAAGAGAATTCGTCCTTACTGATCAAATAACAAATGCTGATCCGGTTCATACTTATGCGAAAGGTTCTTTCAAATCTTATGGAATGAGCACCAAATCTCAGGATACTGTTCTTTCAACAAAAACTATTACATTCTCCAAGGAAAATGTAACACAAAACAGAACATTAACACTGTCAAGCTCTTCTACATCAACAAGCTCAAGTACAGGTGACTGGTATGATCCTATTGCTCAGTCATTCCTTATTAACGAGACTGGTGGATGCTTCCTTACTGGTGTTAATGTGTGGTTCCAAAGTAAAGATGATGAAGAAGCTGTTGTATGTGAAATCCGTAATATGGTTAATGGATATCCTGCACAAATTGCTATCACTTCCGTTACTGTTCAGCCTAAGAATGTAAGCATCTCTGAGAGAGCACCGGGAACAAAAACATCATTTGTTTTGCCTGAACCTGTATATCTTCAGGATGGTGTTGATTACTGCTTCGTGCTTAAACCAGCCGTGGCAAGTGCTTCTTATAATGTATGGATTGCTGAAACAGGAAGAACTGACTTAAGCTCTGGTCAAATCATTACAGGTAAAGAATCCCTTGGATCATTCTTTAAATCTCAGAATGCTTCTACATGGACACCGAACCAAAATGAAGACATCATGTTTGAGTTAGAGAAAGCTGTGTTCGATATATCTGGTGATGGTATTCCATTACTTGTTAATGACACAATAAAAGCAACAACATTGCCTCAGAATTCATTGGAAACAACCAAGAATTCAAGTATTGTCCGTGTATATCAAAAGAATCATGGTATGACTGTTGGTTCTTATTACACACTCAGTGGTCTTGTTGCCGGAACAAGCTACAATGGTATATTAGGATCTACTCTTAATGCACAACATCAGGTTACTGACGTTGAGATCGATTCATTTACCTTTGATGCCGGGACTCTTGCTACTGAAACTGGTCTTACTGGTGGAACTACAATAAAAGGTATCCGCAACTACCAAATGGACGTTGCTCATCCTCTTATTAATGAGCTTATTGTTGATGGTACTGGTATCGATTGGACAATGCAAACTTGTTCAACAACATCTGTTGATGGTTCTCAGACTGCATATCAAATTCAATCTTACATTGATGTTATAAATAAAGAGAATATTGATATGGCTAAACCAATGATGATAGCTTCTGAAATAAATGAAGCTCAACATCTTTCAGGTGAGAAATCATTCAAGATGAAAGGATATATGTATTCTTCAAATGCAAACGTATCCCCGGTTCTTGATGCTGCTCTTTATGATGCAGATGGTTCTGGTTATGATAATTACTTCAAGCAATCTTCATCAACATTGGTTGCTGTTGCTAATAGAATTGACTTCCCATCAACAACTACATGGAGTATTGGAGCTTCAGCAGTATTCTCTGTTGGAATTGGTGAAGATGAATTGGTTGTAACTCATACAGACCATCAATTAGGAACAGGTGCATACATCCTTATTGAGAACTTTGTTGAAGAAATGGGTACAACTTATTTCGATCCAAATGGTTTACATGAAATAACAGTCATTGATAAAGATAGCTATTATATTGCTATGGATGATCCTTCAACAACTGGTTATACTGGTACAGGTGGAGGAACAACCACATTGACTTACTCTGAGACTCATTTCAAATATATCCCAGAGTCAAAAAGTTTTGGATGTTCAACAGCTTCTCGGTATATGACAAAGCAAGTTACCCTTGAAAATCCTGCTGAAAACTTTAAGATTTATTTTGGTGCTGTTCGTGAACAATATGCTGATATTGATGTTTATTACAAAACAAGAACTCCTTATGAGGTAACAGACTGGAATAGCATTGACTGGATTCGTCTTGACACTCCTGACGAAGATGTTGCTGTTTCTCAGAATAATACTGACTTCAAAGAGTATAACTACACTGTTGAAAACTTAGAACCATATAACGCTATTTCCGTTAAATTGGTTATGAAATCTGTTGATTCAACACAAGTACCAATATTCACTGATTTCAGACTTATTTGTACAACATAAACCATTATAAATAAAGATATGAACAGAGAAAAAGATTTCAAATTAAGTTCTGCTGGTACTTTGATCAATACAAATACCAAAGACTTTCACAGGGCAAGAAGACGTAATAAAGTCATGAAGCAAGCTGCTACTGCTCTCAGTGAGAATGGTGATCTCAACCTCGTAGTAAAAGAGGTTGAGAAATTCAACAATTCTCCTTCAAGGGCAGAATCCCGTGTTGCTACACTCGAAGAAGAATTAGTCACAACAAAGAAACTCAACAAAGAAATGAGTACTAAGTTGGATGATGCTTTAAGAGCGAATCAGGTAATGCAGGAGCAACTTGATGATTTAATGTACATCAAACATGAGATGGAAGAATTAAAATCCATGTTTGGAAAGGCAAAAGGTAATAATTAATGGCTGTCATTCTTATAAATCTTAAAGATACCTTCGACCAATGGAGAATTAAAGCAAATACACTCTCTGTTGGTCTTGGAGATCTTCAAAATATATCATCCGGGGAAGCATCACTGGTTGATTCTGTGAACTTAAATTATACACATATTGGTGATTTGTTAACCCTTACCACCGATGCCCAAAGTAATTTAGTTTTAGCAATCAATGAGATTGATTTGCATACCGATACCAATACCACAAATATTGGTACTATGGCTTCATTAACCACTGATGAGAAATCAACATTGGTTGGTGCAATCAATGAGGTTGACGGACATGCTGATACCAATACTGCAAACATTGGTACTATGGCTTCATTAACCACTGATGATAAAGCTACATTGGTTGGGGCTGTAAATGAAGTGGATGCTCACACAGACACCAATACTTCTGCCATAGGTACTCTTGCATCCCTTACAACTGATGTGCAAACAGATCTGGTATCAGCTATTAATGAAGTGGATGCCCACACAGACACCAATACTTCTGCTATTGGAACACTGGCTTCACTTACAACCGATGTGCAAACAGATCTGGTATCAGCAATAAACGAAGTAGATGCCCATGCTGATGCTTCAATAAGTAACATTGGTAATCTTGCTTCTTTGACAACTGATACACAGGTTGATTTGGTATCAGCAATAAACGAAGTAGATGCCCATACAGACACCAATACTTCTGCTATAGGTACTCTTGCATCCCTTACAACTTCCGTTCAAACAGACCTCGTTTCTGCAATAAATGAAGTGGATGGACATGCTGATACCAATACTTCTGCTATAGGTACTCTTGCGTCCCTTACAACAACAGCACAATCTGATTTGGTTTCAGCTATTAATGAAGTTGACGGACATGCTGATACCAATACTTCTGCTATTGGAACACTGGCTTCACTTACAACAACAGCACAATCTGATTTGGTTTCAGCTATTAATGAAGTTGATATTCAAACAAATTTTGGTGTTGTTATGGGAGCAGCATCAAGTATTACTACCCCCGTTGCTGATACTCCTTATGAAATAACAGGATTTGCATCATCATTATCAAACGGAGTTTCTGTTAATAATACAACTGGTGAAGTAACAATTCCAACAACAGGGTATTATAGGGTAAAGGGAAGTCTTATTTTCACTTGTGCTACAGTAAGCACTGATTATAAGTTCCAACTTGAGGTAAACACCACAAAAACCATATATGATGTTCTTTATATAAGCACAAATGCAAATCCAAGTCAGGTGTCAGTACAATTTGAAAGAACTCTTAGCTTAACGGCAGCAGATGTTTTATCATTATATATTGAAGCAAGCTCAGTAGGAAATGATTTCACTGGTGTTAGTGGTGAATTATCAGTTCATAGATTAACATAACATTAACCGAAGTATACCTCTTTTAAAAAGCATTCTCATCACTGAGAGTGCTTTTTTTGTATAAATAATACTACTATGACTATATTCAAATACGATTCAGCTAATACAGAAGGTGCTTATCCAACAGCTATGGTTGTTGAAGATGCCGAAATAAAGAAAGGGGAAAAGATCGTTGCCACTGACTTGGTGGATCTTTACGATACTGATATCAATAATCCTACTGACGGTCAGGTATTAACTTTCGCAACTGATGTATGGATAAATGGTGAAGGTGGTAGTGCTCCTAGCACAGATTGTAATATATTCAATGGTTTTGACCGTACAATAGCGGTAACAGCATTATCAATTGCTGCTGGATGGGGAAATACCCTTATAATCAAAGAAGATGGTACTCTTTGGGGAATAGGTCTTAATGATTATGGTCAACTTGGAACAGGAGATACAACACAAGTATCTGAATTAACTCAAATAGGTACTGATAGTGATTGGGTTCAGGTGTCAATGTATTATCGCCATGCTTGCGCAATTAAGTCAAACGGAACATTATGGGGGTGTGGTTATAATACATCAGGTCAATTGGGAGTAGGTAATTATACCAATCAATGGACATTCACTCAAGAATCCCTTGGGGTAACCACATGGCTTAAAGTTGTGTGTGGTGCTTTCAACTCTTATGCTTTAAGAACTGACGGAACATTATGGGCAACAGGTCAAAATACATACGGGCAATTAGGAATTGGGTCCACAACACCTAAGAACTCTTTCAATCAAGAAACTCGATACTCAACTTTATGGACTAATATTGCTGCTGGTTGGTCACATGTAATAGCATCAAGAAGCGATGGTTCATTATGGGGATGTGGTAGAAATAATAACTATCAATTAGGAATAACTTCAGGTTCAACATATAATAGATTTACCAGAGAATCAACAGCATCAACAATATGGACAGACAAAATAGCAACAAGCTATTATTCTT